GGTCTAGCTTACCATCACGGATATACTTCTTTACCTTACCTGCGATCTCACCAGCTTCGCTAGTGATACCCAGAGATAGGTAGTAGATCTCCATATCAGACCCAGTACCAGCTTCCGGATAGATCGCCGTTGACATTGTTTTTTCTTGGTATTCATTAGCCTGCAATTGGTGACCTCATTTCTTCATATGCAATAAGTGCGTTAAGATAATCACGTGCTTTATATAAATCACGGATACCATCTTTTTCTTTCCATCGAAAAACATATTTCATAATATTACCTTCAGCAAAAGGTACACATTTTTCAATAAGAAGATCCATTAATTTTGTATCAGAATAGTGTTTAGGTACTACCATATTTTTTCCTCAAGTATTTAAGGGACACGAACATTTCATCGAAGCTTCCATCTTGTACTTCATGTAACACAATGAGGCCACGCCAATGTTTGTTTGTTTGGTGGTCTAGATAACCTTCATCATGCTCATAACAACTACCAGCGATGATGCAAGTAATGTTAGAACCATCGGGACGCTTGCCATAAGCAACCTGCCTTCCTTGTTGGTGTCCAGCAATACAAGACATATGAAGTTTCCCAACCATAGCACTAGCTGAAGTAGTGGGTCGCCCCATGACACCAGTAGGAAAGTAATGGCAAGGTAAAGAAGTATATCCGCGACGGTAAGCTAGACCCAGGTGCTATTGCTTATGAACTTGGAGATGTTGCTTGGTATCTAGCACGACTGGCGGATGCTATGGGATATTCCTTTGAAGAAATTTTACAAATCAATTACTCTAAACTAACAAAGCGGAAGGAACAAAATGTCCTACAAGGATCAGGAGACTATCGAGGATCTGAGGCCCAAGACAGTTACCCACGAGAACAGTCTGTTGTGGGCCAGCTTGAAGCAATGCATGGAAAACAATGCGGAACTACGCAAGGCGTTGTTGGATGCTGCTGAAGTAATCACTAGACAGACAGAACTAATTGAACAACTACAGCATAGGTACTATGTATGAAAGTTGAACTACTAAGGATTACAGATGACGCCCTTAACTTCATTGGTGATTGTGCTGGTATTTGCTATGGCTCTAAGCGTGATGTTAAATCTAATATTAGACGAGCAATTGCCTGCAAAGATAAGGGGCACCTTGCCACTCTACGTTTTGCACACGCTACGTTTCATGTTAGTGGTATTAGCAGGGTTTGTAGCCATCAGTTTGTTAGATCCAAACATCTAGATTTTCTACAAAGGAGTCAGCGGTATTGTGAAGAAGATGTTCCACGATTTGTTTATCCAGGTACAACTAGTGATACTCGTATCTCTAGTGCATACCAAAGTGCGTATGCGGCTTATGAAGAACTCATTAAAGCAGGGGTTCGCAAAGAGGATGCTCGCTTTGTCCTACCAGAAGGAACTGTTACTGAACTGGTGGTCACTGGAAACTTCCAAGCATGGCTCGACTTTATCGCGCTTCGCGCAGACGTACATGCACAATGGGAAATTCGAGCCGTGGCAAAAGAAATAAATAATCAGCTTGCTGCTGCTCTTGACAACCAACTCTTCACGTGGATGCCATGACACTAACAATTGAAGATCTTAAAAGCAAACTGGCATGGGAATCTCCTGATGATATCCTAGAACTACTAGATGTAGATATCATTACAGTTCTTGATGAGCTAGATGATTTGATTATAGATGCACAAGATAAACTACGAGACTACTACAATGAAACTACCGATGAGTTGGACAGGGAAAAAGAGCAAGACGAATCCTGATAAAAAGGAAGCACATATTGGTAGAAAAGTCAAGCAGATTTTAAAGCATCATATAGAAGAAAAAGATTGGTTAACCCAACTTAAGGAATACAATGCAACTAAACCGATTCAAAAATAGTTTTGCAGAGACAATCTTCAAAACAAAATATGCACAGGGCGCAGAGGACACGTGGGACGCGCTGGCTGAGCGAGTAGTAGAGGATGTGTGTGGTACAAGGGGAGGAAAAGATCGGCCACTGATGAGCGATTCTGATAGGTCTCAGCTTACTGAGTATATCAAGGAGATGAAGTTCATTCCTGGTGGTAGGTATCTATGGTATGGTGGCCGTAAGAATAGTTATTTCAACAATTGTTTCCTGCTACGAGCAGAGGAAGATACGAGGGAAGAATGGGCAGCACTAACACAGAGATCCGTAAGTTGCCTGATGACTGGGGGTGGCATTGGGATCGACTATTCTATTCTCCGTCCATCAGGGAAGCCGCTGAGTCGTACTGGTGGATTGTCCAGCGGTCCAATTCCCCTGATGCAGATGATAAACGAAGTTGGTCGCGGAGTGATGCAAGGTGGGAGCAGAAGGTCCGCAATCTACGCAAGTCTCAACTGGCTACACGAGGATATTCCCCTTTTCTTGACAGCAAAGAACTGGTCAGATCAGGTAAAGGAACTAAAGTCTAAGGACTTCAACTTCCCTGCCAGCCTTGACATGACAAACATCTCTGTCAATTATGATGACAAGTGGCTGTACCATCATGATAGGCATAAGCTACCCACATTCGTAGAGAATTGTAGGCAGGCGATGATGACAGGTGAACCTGGATTCAGCTTTAACTTTGGTGATAAACAAAATGAAACACTTCGCAACGCTTGCACAGAAGTTACATCGGAAGATGACTCTGACGTATGCAATCTTGGTTCAATCAATATCTCTAATATTACAAATTTGGAAGAATTCAAATCTGTTGTTGAACTTGGCTCCAAATTCTTGGTATGCGGAACCTTGCGGGCCGATCTTCCCTATGACAAGGTATATAAAGTACGGGAAAAGAACCGTCGTCTTGGACTCGGCCTTATGGGTATCCATGCGTGGCTTCTCCAACGAGGAGCAGGCTACGAAGTAATTCCTGAACTACATGATTGGTTAAAGGTATATAAAGATGAATCAGAACGAGCAGCTAATGAACATTGTGAGCGCCTGTACATATCAAAACCAGTTGCTTATCGAGCAATTGCCCCAACAGGGAGTATCGGTATCCTCGCAGGAACAACTACAGGCATTGAACCATTGTTTGCAGTTGCTTACAAACGCCGTTATCTCACTGATGGAACAAAGTGGAAATATGAGTACGTGGTTGATGCAACTGCCGATCAACTAATTAAGGAGTATGGACTTGACACAAGCAAAATTGACACAGCCTATGGACTTAGCCATGACTACGAAAAACGAATTAAATTCCAAGCAGACATACAAGATTACGTTGATATGTCAATTTCTTCAACCATCAATCTCCCTCCGTGGGGACATAGAGGAAATGGGCCAACTGATGTTGAACAATTCGCTACCATTCTTAGCAAATACGCTCCACGACTACGCGGATTCACGTGTTATCCAGATGGAAGTCGAGGAGGTCAACCCTTAACAGAGGTGCCTTACGAGGAAGCTCTTAAGCACAAAGGTATCACCTATGAAGAAAATGATATCTGTTCAATTGGTGGTAAGGGTGGGAGTTGTGGAGTATGAACATTATCCTACTTGACTTCATTAGTGGTATGTCCATTGGCATTGAACTCTTTACAGGAGATGATCTAGAAGAGGATGATGTCTTTGCTTTTCAGATTGATCTACTGATTCTACGAATTACTTATATCAGAAAACGAGTATAAAAAAAGGGAGGTCTCGAAAGAGCCTCCCTTTATTTTTTACTTCTTTTTACCGCCACCCCTTTTACCACAACCCATATCACTTCTCCTTTAATAAACCAAAGTTCTTTAACAGACTTGCTTTACGTAGAGTCTCTGGTGTTTCAGAGAACTCACCATGCTTGTTAATAACAGAGCGCATGACAAGACTTGTCGCACGCTTATAAGCCTCACCTTGTAAATTAGATACGATTTGGTCAGGTGTTTCTTGCTTATCAACAAGCTTCTGAATGATAGCCTTGAACTCAGTAGTTGGTGTCTTACCATCAGCAGCAAAGGGTTTTGTTTCCATAGCCCTTACATACAGAGACTTGACCTGTTCCTTGCGAAGCATTTCTTTCTCTTGTGAAAGTCTGGTAACAGCAGAGACATACTTCTCATCAGCACCACGAGTACCAAGATATCCTGCAACACGATCAGTTGTAGTCAGAGGCGTTACACCTTGGTTCTCCTTACCAGCAGCTAGCATCCCAGTACCCTGCCCTGCTACCTGCGCTTCATTGACACCCAACATATCCTTTGCAGCATATGAGATAGGGCCAGAAGGTAATGCACTAGAAGCAGCCTGTCTAACAGCAGCATTAGATGGTGGGTTGATTACCCCTGTCTTGCTTAGTGCTAGTTGTCCAAAAGTATTTGCACCCTTGGCTAGATCAACACCAAAATTAACAGCAGGGAACATCTTGTACCATTCTTCTTGTCCTGTTATAACAGAGCCAGCTAGTGTCAGAAAGGTT